GATACACAGACGTTCCGTTAACTGTGTCAAAGTCAATAGAAACACGCAAAGCAGACCAACTATGTGAGTCTTCTACAAGCTGTTTAGCGTCATTAACAAAGTCGCCAATCAATGCTGAATAACTTGTCTCTGCTACTGTGTCTACTTGCGCTTCACGCAGCCTACGTAGAACACTGTTTACTAGTTCTAAATATGTCATCCTAGTTTCCTATGTATGTAAAGACAGCGCCTATGCCTGCAACAATAACTATCCAGATTAGCCGCTCTGTTACTCTTGCACTAGCCATATTCTCAGCTAAGCTGTCCATCTTATTCTCTATAGCGTTTACTTTATTTTCAATATGTGACTGTCGATTGAACACAGTAACAAGTCTTTCTTCAACTCGTGCTAACGAGACGATGGCTTCTTGTAGTGTGTCGATTTTACGTTCTACTCTACTCAAACGGTCTTCCATTAATCTACTACCCTACTGCTATAGCAGCTATATAAATGGCAGAGCCTGCACACAGTGCAAGCGCAAACAAAGCAATGATTAAATTCTTTGCTTCCTGCTGACGTTTTAACTTCTCACGTTGCAGTTTTAAAAGCTCTCTCTTAGCAAGCTCTCGGCGGTCACGCTCTTCAGTCCTGACTCTCAGCATCTTTTGGTACAGCGGAGTCTTTCCTTGAGCCATAAACATCTTCTTAATCTTAGCTTCATAATCATCACAGGCAATCTCTGCTTGGATAATTTTAAGAGCGTAGGACTCTACTGACTCTTCGCCGTAAGAACCATTAGGCTTGCGCTTATGTTCTTCCTTAGCTTCGAGGACTTTCTCTTTAGCATCGTAGAAATTACCAAGCTGATCTAACAGGCCACTAGCTTGCTGACCTGTGTCGATGGCTGACTGAATTAGATCGAAGGCTTTCTTAGCAGCCCCCAAGGCTAGTCCGATTTCAATCATTTACACTACTCGAACTTTCAAGTTATTCCCTGCCAACGCTGTAATCCTGACCTTGTTCTGAGCAGGAGCATCGAAGTCATAGTCAGTACCTAAGACAGCACCTTTGTTCAAGATGTTAGCATCGTAGTTAATCGCTACACCGTTTGAAGAAGGCACTGTCGTACCACTGGTCATGTTCAAGATAATGGACAGATCAAAGTCATTGCTGAGAGCTATGTGGTTCGGGTCAGTAACTGCGTCTAGTTGAGCCTTGTTCATCTGGTTTGCGTAGCCTATTGAGCCTAGAGTGTATTCATTAATATCCTGACCTGCTAATCCAACAATATACATTCTAGAACCGTTATTATTAAATACAATACCTACCGGATTGACATCTTGTGAAGATACTGAAAATGCTTGCGTGTAAGATGCAGTTGAAAGATCAAAAGCCGTAGTTAAAGTATATTCATACACTGAAGTGCCGATAGTGCCACAAATATACATTTTTGTTCCGTCATCATTGAATGTAAATCCTTTCGGATTGGCTTCTTGACTTGATACGCTAAAACTTTGAACCTGTGTAATTGTTGAGTTTAAATCAAAACCAGTTGATAGCGTATATTTGTAGACGGTCTGAGTTGCATTTCCTAAAAAGAAAAAATTAGTGCCATCGTTGTTAAAGGCTATGGCGTAGGGAGCTGAATCTTGAGAAGCAAGATTGTAGCTATAACCACTGTATGATGCGTTAGCTACGTCAAAGCCTGTAGATAAATTATATTGATATACAAATCGAACATTTGTTGTGTCTGAAACTATAAACATTCTAGTTCCATCACTGTTGAATACTATATCTCTAGGTTGAGTTGCTTGAGGATAAACATTCTTGTTGACGTTATCATAGCTTGCACTTGAAATATCAAATGCGGTCGAAAGAGTGTATTGGAAAATCTCAGAATTTTGAGTGCCTACGACAAAAAGTTTCGTGCCAGTAGCATTAAATGCTGCACCAAATGGGTCAGTTTCTTGTCCACTTACGCTAAATGCATTAGTAAAACTAGCTGTAGAAACATTGTAGCCATTAACTATTGCACTAGCACTTTCCATTGACTCAGCAATCGTAGCTAACTCTGTGTTAGTCGTACCGTTTACCCAAGTCTGCGAAGCGTATGTAGCGTTAGAGTTGTACTGCCAAGTACCTGCGTTGTTACGAACAATGTCTCTCTCGCCATCTGTGTTATCTATAACAGTCCACGTTGTACGGTCGTCTGTAGAGATAGCGTAGTAGACTTCACCGTCACCTGCGGCTTGGTCTGCTGTCATTGAGTTGATGTCTGTCCAGTAGGTAGAGTCTATTGAGGCTGTTGTGTGTACTGGTTGGTAGCCTGTTGCGAAGGCTTGTGAGCCTATGTCGTATTCACTTACATAATCACCATTCCAACCAACGACATACATCTTTGTTCCTTCAGCATTAAATGCTAATCCTGATGGCAATATTTCTTGTGCTGCAACTGAAAACGATTGCGAAAAAGATGCAGTTGTAATAAGAAACCCTGTTGTAAGATTGTACTCGCTTACGTTATCGGTATTGTAACCAACAACATACATTTTAGTTCCGTCTGGATTAAATCTTACTGATTGAGCGGCAGAATGTTGCGAGCTTACAGAGAAAGATGCCGTATATGTTCCCGCTGCAACACTGAATGCTGTTGTAAGAGTGTACTGAAATACCGTATTGTTTCCAGTTCCTACAATATACATTTTTGTGCCGTCAGTGCTGAACGTCACTCCTTGCGGTTCACTTTCTTGCCCCCCCACACCGTAAGCAGTTGTATATGATGCTGTCGTAACATCAAATCCTGTAGATAAAGCATACTCGTTTACGTCATCTCCTGTTTGACCAGTAATAAACATCTTTGTGCCATCGGTATTAAAGGCTATATCGCGTGGGCTAGTCTCTTGTGCGCTGACATCAAAGTCTCTTGCGTAAACAGCAGTAGACACATCAAAGCCCACAGAAAGTTCGTATTCTTTTACAGTGTTATGAACAGTGCCAATAACATACATTTTTGTGCCGTTAGTGTTAAACGTCACTCCTTGCGGTGTACTTTCTTGAGTGCCAACGTAAAAGTTTTGAGAATACGCAGCGGTAGAAATATCAAACTGGCCTGTAGTTACACCACTAATCTCCAAGTCGCCATCAGTAGCATTATAGACAACACCGTACATCTCCCAAGAGCCTGACGCGACTTGATTGAATGATGTAGGCGCTGTGGTTTCTACATAGCTACCGTCTGTGGCTGTTAAGACAAACGCACCTGAGTTAGCTTCAATGGTCTTGCCTACGTCTGCTGAGGCAAATGAGCCTGTGCCGAGTGCTAAGGTTAGTGGCATTGTGTATTCGTTTATATCGTCCCCAGTAGTGCCGGAAACAAATAGCTTCGTCCCATCTTGATTGACAGCCAAACCATAAGAAGCAGTTTCTTGTGCCGAATAAGAAAAAGACGAAGAATAGACAGAAGTGCTTACGTCAAAGCCTGTTGATAGCTCGTACAAGAAAACAGAATTATTGGCCGTTCCGTTTATCATCATTTTTGTACCATCAGAATTAAAAACAACGCCTGTTGGGCTTGATTCTTGAGAGGCTACAGAAAAAGTTTGGGAGTAGGTTGATGTAGACACATTAAAACCTGTGGAAAGCGTATACTCATAAACCCCGCTATTGCCGATAACAAACATTTTAGTGCCGTCTGTATTAAAATCTATACCCACAGGGTTTGCGATTTGACTAGAGACAGAAAAACTTTGAGAAAAAGACGAAGTTGAGACATCAAATCCCGTAGACAGGGTATATTCGTTTACGTCTTTGCCTCCAACGAAATCTACAACATACATCTTAGTTCCGTCAGTATTAAATGTAAGTCCGTAAGGCGCTCCCACTTGAGCTGATACATTATAGCTGTCTACAAAGGTTGACGTTGAGACATCAAAGCCGGCTGATAATGTATATTCGTTTACATCTTGTCCTGCCCCTCCTGTCACAAACATCTTAGTTCCGTCAGTATTGAAAGCTAGTCCTAGCGGGCTTGTCTCTTGACCTGCAACACTAAAACTATCTACAAATGTTGCATTAGTCGTAAAGCCAGACCAATCCAACGTAGTCGCCGCAGCACTATCCAATCGCGTGTAATTCTCTGTAGTAGAATTGACATCCCATGAGTTATTAGTAGAGCCTGTCTGTGGTACTTCTTTAGTCACAGAAACGACAGGCGCAAGCA